TGTTGACTCAGTTTTAGTGAAGAAACCCAGCATTGCAAGCTGGCCAAGGGTAGAGGGTCGCAACAACAAATCACTTCGCGCTTTCTCATACATCTTCCTCTTGGAACCGACCCTCGAGCGAATAAATTCGTCTCCGGTAATACGGCTGCAAGGTCCGATGAGTGAGACAAGGCGATCAATGATGTCGCTGACCTCATCCAAGTGCCTAACACAGGGAGGCGGTAAGGTACCATGTGCATCTGTGTAGTACACACGCTCCTTCATACCGCTTATCACATTGTCTATCCCCTTCGAGAATGCTGCAACATCCACGTCGCTAAACGGGTGGAGCATCCTATAATAACCAGGCTGGCTGTACCGCGTGGACATCCAACGTCGCGCACGCATCCCTACTGCCATGGGAGCGCTGGAAACATACGTACGTTGGGGAACCTTAACGCGGCAGCCCTAAGCCACCCTATCTGAGGTAGCACCACCAATGGCATTCCTCTCCAGAACGGCCTCCCACATCTCATCAGCAGTGAACTGGACGGATGTCTTGTAGAACACAGCGCACACCATCCGGTCTATGTTATTGCCGATGTGTGCAGGCCTAACCTTGTGCTCTGTCATAAGCCGAACCATATACGCGCGCGCAAGCGCTTTATGATACCCATCTGAAGCCCCACCATTGTAAATGTTGCGCGCCCTTGCGACAACATCCCCCAGATAAGCCCCCCTGAGAACACCCCCGTCATAAGGCGTGTGCACGATTTTCTTCTTCCGCAGCCGCTTAGTTTTGACGGTGACTGGATCACCGCCATTCACTGGAGGGAGCTCAACATCTTCCTCAACCTCCTGCACCTCGTCGTGTAACTCACCATCAGCACAATCTCTCAAAGTCGTCTCATACTCATTGCCTTCCGCTACTATGGTGTCGAGCGGAGCCAATATCCTATCCAACTCTGTCACTCTTCGTCTCCTGCCAACAGTGAATTTCCACACCACGAAGCCAGTCACGGCTACGCCAGTGGCGACGGCACCTGACACCGCCGCCAACTTAGCACAACGCACTACACCGCCCAACAAACGCTCCGCCATGGTCTTCTTCGGGACCCTACGCAGAGAGGGGAAGGCCCAGCTGACCTCGAAACCCTCAAACATGATGGGATGCTACCACCAAATACACAGAGTCAGCTGTGCCTGCGGTGCGCCTAAACGTATAGTATCATCAATTGATG